ACGGTATCCCAGGCCTTGACGATGGGGTCCGTAACCGTGTGCCACGCGCTGACGAAGAACGACGCAACGTCGTTCCAGCCATCTACTGCTGTGCGCTTTACCCAGTTCCACGCGCTCACGACTGGATTGACAATGTCTTGCCATGCGCGGGAAAAGAACGACGCCACAGCGTGCCAGCCGGCGGCCACAGCGCTGGATACTGCATCCCAGGCCGCCGACGTTTCGTGAGCTACCCAATGCCAGGCTGTGACCAGCGCGCCTACCGTCGCATGCCATGCGGTATCGAGCCAAGATGCCACTGTCTTCCAGTGAATTATCAGCTCTACTAGACCGGCGACCAGCGCGGCAATCGCTAGCACAATCCAGAAAATCGGATCCGCCAGGATTGAGTCGGTGAATGACCACGATGCAATGGACGCAACAGCGAAGGCGATGCCGACAGCGCCGATGCCTGCCGCGACGGCGTAGAAAACGCCAGTATGAACCGACATGTAGCCGACCAGCCCAGACAGCGCGCCCAGAGCTCTAGTTGCCGCAGGCAGCAGAGCGGTACCGATCTTCACGCCCAGCGCGTCAAATGCGGCTTTCGCGTCATTCATCTTCTGTTGGATCGTGTCATTGTTCTGCGCGACTGCAGTGGCGAAGCCGTTCGCACCCTTCGTCAGATCCGGGTACTTGGACTTCACGCGGTCCAGCTGGTCAATCAGGATGTTCAGCCCGGTACCGGACTTCTTACCGAACAGATCCGTAATGACCTGGCCTTGCTGGCTAGCGCTGACACCCGCCGCGTCCATATGGCCCTTTAGATCTTCAAGCGCCTTGAGAAGTCCGCCGGTCTGCATGTCCTTAGCCAGCGTGGTACTCGACAGCCCAAGCTTTTTGAGCTCATCGCCGGACGTGGCCGCGGGCTTAGCCATGGATTCCACAGCCATGCGCAGCTCTGTCGCCGCCTGGCTTCCACGGATATTGTTGTCGCCGAACACAGCCAGGCCGGCGCCGACGTCCTTGATGGACAGGCCGAAGCCCTTGACCGTAGCGAGTAGTCCGGTGCTGAACGCGTCGGAAAGATCCTGCATAGACATGTCTCCGGCGCCGACAGTGGCGTTGAGAATGCCCATTGCCTGGTTGTAGTCCTGAACGCCGGGGATTCCGGAGACCACAGCGGCGTCAAGCGCGTTGGTCACGTCCACCAGATCCGCGTGACCGACAGCGGCGCCTTCGGCTGCAATCTTCAGTAGGCTGAGTGCCTTTGGTCCGCTGATGCCGACCGACGCGAAGCTAGATTCCACGTGGTAGAGCGCTTGCGCCAGCGAGTCCGGCGAGAAGCCGACTTGCCCAGCGAGCTGCAGCACACCATTGCCCAGGCTGGCCAGCTGCGCCTTAGGCACGCCGGCTTGAGTGGAGATCTGCGCCATAGCGGACTGGAAGCTGACTGCGAGCTTCAGCGACTCGTACGCCGCGCCGGCTGCAGCACCGAAGGCGGCAAGCGCAACCTTGCTGATGGCCGCGAACTTCGATGCACTCGCTCCGCCTTCGGCTTCGACGCTGGCGATCTCGCTTTTGGCGCCGGTCGCCGCTGCCTTCACACCTGCGTACGAACCGAGAAATTCAATGAAAACGGGAGGGAGCGCCATATCACTTATCCATCGCTCTTGCCCATGCCTTTTGCCAGACAGCGGACATCTTGGCTTCGGCCTTTTTCACACCGGGCGCCATATACGGGTAGTCCGCTTCGACTTCCTTGCGGTAGATCTGCGTCGAGGAACGGGGGCCGCCCACACCGACACCGCCGGAATACTGGGCTTGCCCCGTTCGCTTCGGACGCTTCACCGCACCGACAGCGGAGCGCAGATGACCAGTCAGCGAGCCGGGACCGCCGGACTTCGTGACATGGTGCGGCGAGAGATTCAGATTCACTGCCGGAGCAGCGCGGCCACTCTTGATCGGACCGCGCTTATCCCAGCGGGGACGTCCGCGCATACCGCTCTTAATCTGAGCCTTCGCAACGGTTTGCGCGCTTTTCATCGCTGCCAGCGTCGCCGCGTCTACCCGCGCTTGAATCGCATCCAGCTCGCCTAGCGCTTCCTTGACACCACGCACGTATACTTCAGCCGGCACGGCGGTATGCCTCTTCTTCCTTTTCGTGCCGGTATTTGGCGATCGTGTCGTCTACGGCAAGCAGCCAATCCAGCGCTGTCGCCGGCTGGTCATCGATGTCTGTGACCTTGCAGCCCATCAGCGTGACGAGTCGCCAGATGCGGAATTCCTCGCTGGGATACTCGTCCGGCCCGTACTCGTGTTTTCCGTCCAAAACGGCCGTGAGCCGCTTCAGACTCCAGTAGGGCTCTGGCGATCCTTGCTCGGCGAAAAGTCCGGCATGAGCTGCGGCAGGTACGGCGCAACCACTTCGCGGAGCTTGTCAAGGTCACGCCCGGGGAGATCCTGCACGCTGTCATACTCCACGGGGAAGTCGTACGACCAGCCGCGGACAGCAGCCACGATGAGCCGGTCGTTCAGCTCTTCAAGCGGATCGAAGGCATCGCCCAGGCCAGCGGCAAGCGCGTCCTGATCAGCCTTCGTCAACTTCTTGTTACTCTCGCCGGATTCGATCGACTGCGCCTTTTCGATCGCAGCGAAGAACTCCTGATGGCGGACAAGCTGCGTCTGAACGCGCTTGATCGGCCGGCGCTGGCGCTCCGTGATGTCTTCCACGGGGCGGAGATCAACGGTCGCGCCGCTGGGCAAAGTGACGTGCGTCATTAGTAGCTGCCTCCGGCAATCGCGTTGTTCAGGGTGATGAGAATCGGGCCGTAGCCAGCGGACGTGCCGACGTCAGAGCTGTTGCCGTAGGCCTTGAAGCTGACCGGCAGTTCGATATAGTCCTTGCCGCGCGTGATGTCAGCGGCGGTCAGGCTCACCTTCGACATGTGGAAGTCAATGGAGTTGCCCGTGGACTGCGTGAAAGTGAAGTCCAGCGACGTCTTCGTACCCTGCAGATAGTCCGTGAGGTACGTGTCGTCTTCCATGATCAGCGTAGCCTTGCCCTCCACGGACATCGGGCCGGCGAAGATGGTGGAAGGGTTCTGGGAGTTGTTGATCGGCTTGATTGCCGTCAGGCTGCGCTTGATGTCAATCTCGGCATCAGTCATCTCGGCGAACGTGCTGCCGCCAATCTGGATAACACCCTTCCAACCCACCAGCGGCTCAACCGTGGTGAACGTGGGGGTAGGCGTGGCCGCAGTGGCGCTACCGAACGTCATTGCCTTCGCGCTGTACGTAAGCAGCGCGTCCGGGCTGAACTTGAAATCCAGCTCGCTGTATCGCCCGCCTGCGTAGACGCGTGTGCCCGCGCTGTAGAAGTCAGTGAAGCTCTGCGAAACCGGCTGGCCCTGCCCGCTGTTGAGCAGCGCGAACTTGTGCATGTACGGCGCGGAGCTGCCAGTCTCCGTCAGGTCGCCCATGATGCCGGCGAGCGGGTAGCCGATGGTGTCCAAGAAGACATCACCGTCAAAGTCCAGCTCACCCGTGATCATGCCCGCCTGGGCGTCATACGCGTCCACCAGGGAGCCGCGCCAGCCCTTGTCCACCAGCTGAGTTACGGTGTCCTTGGGCGTGATCGTGGACACCGGAATGAAGACGGTGGGCGCAACAGCCGTGCCGTCAACCGTCTCGGTGGCCAGCCCGAGAACTGAACGATATGTGGCCTTAGGCATTCTTCGCCGCCTTGTCGATTACTTCCTGCGCAAGCGCGGGATTGGCTTCTAGAAGCGCCTCAGCAGCCGCCACAGCGTCCGCCGGGGCTTCGTGCGCAGCAATAGGCGCGGGAGTCTGCGACGGCTCGCCAGCGGGCTTCCAGTGACCGTCTGGCGCTGCGTCAAGTTCGTATGTCTGGCCCGGCTCAACAGTCAGGCCGGTAAGCGGGTAGTACGCTGAGTACGCACCCGTGAAGATGTATTGCGCCACGCGGGAAACCCCTAGATTTGCGCGTAAACGGAAATTTCGACAGCGCCGACCCAATGGCGCCCAAGATGTTCCGGGTCCCACTCGCCTTTTCCAGTGCTGGAAACCGGCTTCGCGGTCAGCACGGCGCCACCCAACGTCGGGTCAGCGCGGACAACGGCGATAATCCCGTCAATCAGTGTGCGGGCACGATCAGCAACGGCTTTCGCATCGTCACTGCCGCGGAAGACGTCAATGTCAATCGTGATCGAGTAGCGTTCCCGCCACGCGCCAGCGCCCATGTCACCGGTGAACGACCCAGGCTCGTAGGCCTGGGCAAACTCGCCGATACTCACGATGTCGTCAGGT